AGCTGGACCCAAAGACAAGAGCAAGGGTTCAAACGGCACTAGAGGTGGAAACACCAAAACAAAAAACACCAAGCATCGGACTGAACATGGCCCTAAAGGGCGGTCTAGGTCACGGACGACAGATTCTTATTTGGGGGAATAAGTCAGCTGGTAAATCATCATTCTGCTTGCAGATGATCGCAGAAGCACAAAAAGAAGGAAAGACATGTGCTTGGATCGATGCAGAGCATTCATATTCGCAAGACTGGGCTGAAAAGTTAGGTGTTGATTCAGAGAATCTAATTTATTCTCCAGCTAAAACAATCAACGATATGGTTGATATTGCAACACAACTTATGGAAGCAGGAGTAGACATCATTGTTGTTGACTCTATCTCTGCGTTGCTTCCAGCAATTTACTTTGAAAAAGATAGCACTGAGCTAAAGAAATTAGAAGACACCAAGCAGATTGGTGCAGAAGCAAAGGATATGACACATGCAGTCAAAATGCTCAACTACGCAAACAAGAACACATTACTTGTTCTCATCTCACAACAACGAAATCAGTTTGGATCTATGCATGCTTCGCACATCCCCACAGGCGGAATGGCTGTCAAGTTCTTCTCTTCCACTGTCGTTAAGCTCTGGTCGTCTGAAGCTGAAGCAAATGCTATTAAGGCTGGTGTTAAAGTTGGCGACAAGATTATCGAGCAAAGAGTCGGAAGACCAGTTAACTGGATTATTGATTACAACAAACTCGGCCCCCCTAATCTTTCGGGACAATATGACTTCTACTTTCAGGGCGAGAATCTAGGAGTAGATCAAGTTGGTGAGGTCCTAGATGTTGCAGAACAATTCGGCATTATCGAAAAGGGCGGAGCATGGTATACAGTTAACGAAGAGCGATTCCAGGGTCGTGCTAAGGCAGTACAATACCTTAGAGATAACCCAGATGTAGTTGATAAGCTTAAGGCTGAAATCTATGCCAAGTCGTAACCTTGATGATTTTATCTCACGTAAGAAAAAAGAAGAGAAGAGGCCAGGGCTAGAAGTATCTGGCTCTTTCTCTTGTGAAGAGTGTGATGAGATTGTTAAGTCTGCTATTTGGGACGAAGATTCTAAGGAGATAACCTGGACATGCTCCAGTAATCATACAACGACTGGGAGGATGTAATGTCAGAGCGTGGTGAAATCAAGCGGGACGGTGCAAAGGCACAGAAGAACTCTGGTCGTGGACAATACCAAAAGGGTGATGCTAAGTGGAATCAGTTCCTTGTAGATTATAAAGAAGCATCAAAGTCATTTACACTTAATCAGGATAACTGGGCAAAGATATGCACAGATACCTTTAAGGTAAGCAGAAACATGCATCCAGCATTAAAAATTATTATTGGAACAGACTCAAAGGTTCGACTAGGAATCATTGAGTGGGCAATACTAGAAGAGTTAATCGAGTTTTGGGAGGAAAATCATGAGTGATAATGTATTAGAAAAGATTAGCGAAGTTACTGAGTTTAATGATCTTAAGGAGTTCATGAAGGACCCAGAATTAGACGCTGCTTTAGATGCTATAATTAAGGTAGTAACAAAACCAGATATCCCGCCAGCAGCGGCATCGGTGTTAATAATTAAGTTGCAGGCAATATCAGCCAAGCTTTCTATTTTGGCTAGATATTACACAACTATGGAAAAGGGAGAAGTCGCCAGCAAAAAGAAGAACGTGTATTACACGGTTGCCGATTCAATCGATAAGCTTGTAGCCGCTCTAAAGTATGGTGTTAAATAATGGCTAGAGATTTAGTAAACAATTTAAAGTTTAAGAAGAACACAGGAAACTTTGATCCAGATAGATTAGCTAAGATGCTAACTGATGGATACATTGGTAACAGTAATAATCCTAAGTTTATGAAGAAGACTACGTTTTCTCCATCTACAATTGGTTACGGACATGGAAATTGTGCACGATACTGGTACATTGCCTTCGAAGGGACAGAATTTGAAAACACATTTGATGCTATCGCTATTGCAAATATGGCCAACGGTACTGCAGCACACGAAAGAATTCAAAAGATTTTTGAGTCAACTGGCACGGTTAAGGTTATTGAACAGGAGATTCTTAAGGAAGATCCACCTGTAAAAGGATTTGCTGACGTAATCTTAGACTGGGAAGGCACAGAAGTTGTTGGTGAAATTAAAACAACCAGCGATAACGCATTCTTATTTAGACAGAATTCAATGAAGCCTTCAGATAACCATAGGCTTCAGATCCTTATTTACATGGATGTGCGTGGGGCAGAAGAAGGGTTCTTGCTCTATGAGAACAAGGATAACCAGCAGATGCTTATTATTCCAGTAAAGATGAATGCTGTAAACAGAGAATTTTTAGATAAGTGTTATGATTGGATGCGTGAAACACGCAAGGCATGGGAAGATAAGGATTTACCAGCTAGACCATTCAGAAAGAATAACAAGATTTGTACAGACTGTCCAGTACGGACAACATGTTTTGGTATGGAGGACACTGAAAAATTAATACCAGTTCTGAAACTTTAATATGTGCTTATGATGAGTGCAACCAAGAGTTCACAAAAGCTACGCACAACCAGAAGTATTGCTCAGACGAATGCTGCAGACTTGCAACAAACAAAAGAACAATGGAGCGGTACTACGAGAGAAGAGCCATCAAGCTTGGATCAGTTAGACATTGCGCTATATGCAAGACAAAGCTAAGCAGGTATAACTACAATTCAGTTTGCACAACTTGCGAAAAGAATGATGAAGATAAGCAACGCTCAGAGATATTGGATATGTTAAATGGGCTTGGCTGATCTACTCAAACCTAAAGCTCATAGAGTTATTGGAATAGATGCGTCTACAAATTCCGTAGCGTTTGCCATTATTGATGACGGTAAACTTGCTATGCACGGAAAAATAGACATTCGTGGTAATGATATTTACGAAAAGATTTACGATGCTCGCAAGAAGGTTTCTGCTATGAAGAAACATCTAAGGTCTGACTATATTGCAATTGAAGGTGCTGTATTTGTGCAGTCGCCAGATGTTGTAATTAAGTTGTCATATGTCTATGGATCAATTATCAGTCAGCTTATGAGCGACGGTACTAAGGTGGTAACCGTAATACCTACAGCATGGCAGAACTATATTGGTAATAAGACCTTTAAGAAGGAAGATAAGGCTAAGCTTAAGTTAGAATTTCCAGGTAAGTCAGATACTTGGTATGCGAATAAAATAAGGGAGACTAGGAAACAGAGGACATTAGACTTCGTGAATGATAAGTTTAAAATTCATCTAGAAGATAATGATGTGGGGGATGCAATTGGTATCGCCTACTATGCCTACAATAACCTAACATCACGATGAAACTATACGAATCTAAAGACTGGCTATATAGAAGATATGTAGTCCAAAGAAAAACTATTATTGAAATTGCTAAAGAGGCTGGATGTAGCCATATGACAATCCAGAGGTACCTTGAAAAGTATGGCCTTATTAAAAATCAGAGGAAGCTATGATAAGACAAGACATGTCTAAGGATGACATAGAAAGAGTTGGAATTGCTGGGGCAACAAAGGATAACCTAGCCAAAATTATTAATGATGTGTATCTGTACACAGACAAAGAAGAACAATCTGTGGGTAGATGGCTATCAGAAACTGGATATTGGGAGTCATGGATCACATCTTGGATGACTAAGAATATTAAACCAGGATTTGTATGTCTAGACATTGGTGCTAATTATGGATATTACACCAGAATTATGGAAAGACTATCTGGTCCTTCTGGTTCCGTCTATGCTTTTGAAGCTAATAAGAGCCTATCTAATATGATTTCTAAGTCTATCGTTGATTATCCAATTGAGAATGGTTCTCCTGTAACTGTATTCTCTGTAGCTGTTACTGATAGTAAGGGTACAGTTACTCTTAATATCCCGCCAAAGTACTTGGGTGGATCATCAATTGTATGGGGACAGCAAGAGTTGCCGTCTAGTATTGCAGATGAAGAGTGGACGGGAGCGCAGGAAGTAGAGTCAGACACGGTAGACCACTTGCTAGGACTCGATCATATTGATATAATTAAGATAGATATCGAAGGAGCAGAGCCAATTGCATGGAAAGGTATGCAAGAGACTTTATCTAAGACAGACTTGATAATCATTGAGATTGGAAAGTATTTACCTGCTGAGTTTATAGATGAGTTATACAATAACTACTCTGTATCTCATGTTCTGGTTACAGGTGAGGAAGTACCACTTCCTAGACAGGATTTTGAATTGCTGCAGGACTTAACAATGGGAGTATTGAGAAAGAAATGATTATTGGCGTAAGTGGGTATGCTCGCTCAGGTAAAGATACAATCGCTGAAGTTCTTACAATGAACTACGGGTTTAAGAGACTGGCGTTTGCGGATAATATTCGTAAAGCTGTCAAAGTTCTTGATCCAATTCTTGAGAATGGCAAGCGAGTAAATGAAATGGTAAAAGAGTTTGGTTGGGAAGTTACGAAGGCTCAACCAGAAATGAGAAGACTATTACAGGTTTTCGGAACTGAAGTTGGTCGTGAGATGTTTGGTGAGAACTTCTGGGTTGACCAAGTATTTAGACAAATTGAGGCAGAAGATAGAGATAGCAATTTCATCATTACAGATGTTAGATATCCTAATGAAGCTGATCTAGTTCGTAAAAATGGCGGACAAATTTGGAGAGTAAACCGTAGTGTCATTAGACCAATCAACGGACACTCATCAGAGTTTGCTATGGACAACTATGACTTTGATAGAATTATTACTAATGATTCTGACATTAAAGAATTAGAGTCACATATTTTTAGTATTATGAGGGGGAACTGATGCCATCATATCAGTACGAATGTAAGAAGTGTGAAGTACAATACACACATTTTAGAAGCATAAAGGAAGAAGATCCTGG